ATGTATATGGGTTGGGGTTACGTAGCGCACCTGAGGGATTAGTATTCCAACATGTTAACTGGATTAAAGATGTTGAGTACCCTAATGTTGAGAAGCAATTTTATGCAATGGACTTTGGTAGTGTTGATCCTACCGTATTTGTTCAGGGCTGTATCATAGGCAAAGATATATATTTCAAGAAATTATTTTATGAGCCATGTGATGCGCCAGATAAAATTGCAAACATGATTGACGCGCATGGTAAGCGCAATGAAATTATTTGGGGTGACAGTGCGAGTGCTGGACATATTAGTTATTTAAGACGGAAGGGCTTCAAGGTATATGGAGTGAACAAACCTGCTGGCTCAGTTGCGTATGGTGTGTCACTATTAAAAAATTATCGTCTCAATATTGTTGATTGCCCTGAATGGCGCAAAGAGCAGACGAGTTATAAGCATAGAGTGATCAATGGTATAAAACAAGAACAAGATTTCATTGGTTTAGATCACGCATGGGATGCCGCAAGGTATTTAGTAATGAGTAACTTTACTTAAGTAAATAAAGATAACATGAACATCTGGCAATACGGTGTACAAACATTCAACAACCTCTTTCGAGCTAAGAAGGAAGGTGGTAAGTATTTTTATGTTGCGTCTAAGTACAACGCATGGGAAGAGCTGTCATACATCAAAGCATACTTAGAGCTGCCAGAACTCAACGCAGTTATATCTACCAGTGCACGTATGTTTGGTAATGGTATAATAAAGGAGGTGGATGATAACGGCACTGAGATTGATTCACCACTTGTGCAGAAGTTGCGCAATCCAAATTGGATGCAGAACGGACAGGAGTTTTTGCGCCAGACAAAAATATTTAGGAGCATCTTTGGTAATGAATATATATATGAGTTACTTCCATTTGGTATGGACATGGAACTCGTAAAGAAGTCTGCTATCTATACTATTCCATCAAACTGGATTAAGCCTAAGTATGATCAGGACAAGCCATACTTCTTTGAAGTGGAAGCACCTGAATCTTTTTATTATGAGCTAAGTTATCGTGGACAGTTAAAGAAAATAGCAAACGCAAACATCCTCCACTTCAATGATGATCGTGCCGACATGGATAATGTGTACGATCATAACAATACTAATCTAACTGGAGAGTCAAAGTTGAAAGCGTTAACACCTGCGTTGAATAATCTTAAGATGGCTTATGAGACGCGTGGTGTGCTGCTAAAGAATAGAGGAGCGTTAGGCATACTCAGTAATGCAACGAGCGATAAGATTGGAGCGATACCTCTTGAGCCCGGTGAACGAGAGCGCGTGCAGGAAGAGTATTCACGGGAGTATGGTGGACTGGATGGGCAGCGTCAACTTATCATAACATCTGCTGATCTCCGTTGGCAACAAATGGCAATCAGCCCTGATAAGATGGGGTTGTTTCAAGAGACTGAAGCAGACTTCAATAAGATACTTGACGCGTATGGTATGCCATCAGAATTATTTGTGCGCACTGCTGGTAGTACTTATGAGAATCAGAAGCAAGCACGCAAGGGGGCATACGTTGACACAGTTATACCAGACGCGAATGAGTGGATCAGCGGTATTAATAATAAATATCGTAAGGGCGCGAAAACAAAATTGATAATGGACTACATGCACCTGCCAATCTTCCAAGAAGATTTGAAGTCACGTGGTGAGGCAATGACTCAGGTATTTAATGCAATGTCGAAGGCAATGGTTGATGGTGCGTTGACGATTGAAGAATATAAGAATGAGGTAAGAAAGTTTGGAATTAAAATTTAAAACGAAAATATTATGGCGAAGAAAAAAACAATTGCTAAAGAATCAGTGAAGGCTCAAGACGAGTTTGTTGCTGATGTAGTGGAGGATACTCAAGATGAAGTTGCCGCAGTAAAATCTGTTGCGAAGAAAAAAGGTTTGTCTTCCTTTGGCTCAATGCTTGCAGCAAAAACGCAAAGCGCAAAGAGCGCAAGAAATTATATGGAAAAGAAAATTAAGGAACGCATTGCTCAGGAGATTAAAGAGCGCGCGAAAAAGATTGATACAAAGCAAACTGTAAAGAAATGAAAACACCAAACATCACTGGCAAGGAGTTATTCAAGTGGTTAGTGGCTAACAAAGCAGAGTTGATTGATGCTAAGAAGGCAGCAACGAAACATGCTGATGCTACTAGCTTCAATCCTTTATCACTTAGTCCTGAAGTATCTAAGGGTAAGTACCTCTATGAGGATGATGAAGATGGTGGTAGCTTGAAGCGCACGATCATTGCTAACACATATAACTACCTTGATTCACATGGTGATGTGCATCTGGAAGGAATATTTTCCAACTCCATTGAGCAACGTAAGAATCGCCCGGCTCCACATTTGTATGATCACAACTTTTCAGTGCTGAGTAAAGTTGGTAAGGCACTCAACTACACTGAGCGGAAAATTTCTTGGCGCGAGCTTGGTCTTGGTAAGACTGGTATGACAACAGCACTCGTGCTTGAATCAGAAGTGAAGCGTGGCATGAATGAAAAAGTTTTTGATGCTTATCTCAATGGTGAGATAGATCAGCACAGTGTTGCGATGCGATACATTAATGTATCACTCGCAGTGAATGATGAAGAAGAATATCCAAACGAATATAAAGTATGGCAGGAAGTTATTGGTAAAGTTGGTAATCGCGCAGAGGCAGAAAAGAAAGGATATTTTTGGGCTGTGCGTGAAGCTGCTTTGCTTGAAACTTCTGCCGTACTTGAAGGGTCTAACGTATTGACACCAACGTTAGGCAAAGCTGAATCGTCTGAGGACACTCAGCAAAAAAATGTTCAACCACCATTTGTATTGAACAGGGTCGCGATTTTAAATAACTTTTTATAAACTAAAAACGAAAAGAAATGAACGAAGAAATTCAAAAGGAGTTGGAAAAACTCTTTGCTGCCGCTGGTGATAAAACCAAAGCAGTTATTAAAACGGAAGTAGCTGAAGCCTTATCAAAGGTTATCACTACTGACGAATTGGAAAAAAGACTTAAGGCTGTTTCAGTTGATCCAAAAGTAATTGAAAAATTACAAGAGGCTATTGAGAAGCAAGGTATTGAGCTTACCACTTTCCTTGAAGGTAAGAAGAACGATGAGCAAACACTTAGCTCGGTTCTTCATGCCAACAAAGAAAAGTTGCAGGCTATTGCAAAGAACGGACGTGAGGCCGCTTTCAAAATTGTTTTGCCTGCTAACGTAGCTCGTAAGACTTTGGTGGAACGTTCTGCTGTTGGTTCATCTACTCAGGCAATGCGCCTGACTGAGATCGGTCAGCTTGATTATGTGAACGCAGTTATCAAGCCTCTGTTTCGCTCGGTGCAAATCTCTCCTGATTCAAACGGAGTTATCCGTTATGTTGATGAAAGCACTGCAACACGCAATGCTGATGTGAAAGCAGAAGCAGCCGAGGCGCCTGAATCAGTACAAGCATGGACAGAGCGTTCTTTGAACCTTTATAAGATCATGGATTCAATTCCTGTTACTATGGAGGCGTTCAAAGATGTAAACTTCATCGAAGGTGAAATCAATCGTCTGTTGAATATCAACATGACTTTGAAAGAGGATAGCCAATTGTATTCTGGTTCTGGAGTTGCGCCAAACTTAAAAGGTTTGTACACTTCTGCAACTGATACACTTTTTGGTTCTGGAAGTTACAACGCTTCTGTTGACAATGCGAATGTGTATGACCTGATTGCTGCTCTTCGTTCCGCGATGATGGGCGGTAATAAGAAATATTCACCAACCGCTGTGTTGATGAATCCAGTTGACATCTTTAAGTACAAGGTGTTGAAAGGTACTGATGGTCATTACCTGTTACCTCCATTCGTTGGACCAAACGGTGAGACAGTTATGGGAATGAGAGTTGTGGAAAGTGCGCAAGTAACTGCCAACACTCTTGCCGTGATTGACTCTAAGTATGGTACTATCTACGAAGATGGGGGTATTGAATTGGAAATGGGTTACGTGGATGATCAGTTCACTAAGGACACTATGACCATCAAGGCTCGTAAACGTACTGCACTTTTGATCCGCACTGTTGATGAAGGTGGTTTCTTCAAAGTGTCGAACATTGCAACTGCAATCGGTAACATCGAAACACCATAATCACTGAATGAAGTAAAAATTGAAAATTAAAAAGATGAAAAAGTTTTATAACATTCTTTTATCAATCGCTTTGGTAGCCATTGCGATTGTTGGACAGGCTCAGACGCTTGCGATGTACAATTCAACCTATACCACGTTAGCTACCGACACGGCAACTAACACTGGTACAGCAACGGTTGGAAATATTGTTCCGTTGAAGCAGAATGGCGAGGCGTACTCCAGTACGGTTATTGCTGTGCTTGCAACTGATGTGAGTGGCACAACTGGCGGAACGTTATCACTTCTCGGAAGTGTTGATGGTGTTACCTACAAAGCACTTACAACTGCTGAAACTGCAACGGCTCTTGCGACTTATACAATCGCGGATGCTACTGCTGGTTATCATTGGCGACTTAATGGCTCACCCTTTCCTTACTACCGAGTACAATTGGTTGGTACTGGTACGATGGTGACCACCATAGCGGCAAAGATTCATAGGAGTAAGTAGTCAATTTATTATCTAACGGATTACATTATGTTTGTTTTATCAAGTGACTTCCAGAGACTGCCTTACAAAATTCCTAACCTAGGTGAGACAACTGAGGAGGCTACCGATATAGCTACTGAGTTTGCAACTTACTTCGCGGAAAAGGAAGAGTACATTCTTAAGAAGTTGCTTGGTAAAGCATTCTATGATGAGATGGTATATCAGTTTGCTTTGCTAGATGCTTGGGCGTCTGCTACTGTTTATGGTGTGGGTGATGAGATCACTTATAACCGTAAGTTATGGAGATCATTGCAAGCAGCTAACACGGCAAACACTCCAGCAGAAGGAGCTT